TAAATAATTGTGGTGCTAACGCATCGTTACCAGCAGGTTTTGGTATTTTAGTTGAATCTACAACTACACAACACACTTACAATTTTCATAGATTAGTTCCAAAAGCTACAGAAGTTACAACAGTTGCATCTAAATCAACTCAAATAGGATTGCTAGGAACAAGTGATGCAATAGCTGATATGAACACTTTGGGTACTACTCAAAATGTATCTGACATGAATACACTAGCTGGAATAAGTGGATTAAATACACTAGCATCAAATTCAGCTAATGTTACCACTGTTGCTAATAATTTAAGTTCAGTAAATAATTTTGCAGAAGTTTATAGAATATCAAGTTCAGCACCTACAAGCAGTTTGAATGTGGGTGACCTGTACTTTGACACATCAGCTAATGAATTAAAAGTTTATAAATCAAGTGGGTGGGCTGCAGCTGGCTCTACAGTTAACGGTACCGCAGCTAGATTTAAATATACAGCTAGTGCTAATCAAACTACATTTAGCGGAACTGATGATAACGGATCGACTCTTGCTTATGACGCAGGATTTATTGACTGCTATTTGAACGGCAGTAAGCTAGTGAACGGAGTTGATGTAACAGTTACAAGTGGAAGTTCTGTTGTTTTATCTGTGGGTGCTACAGCATCAGACATTTTAGATATAGTGGCCTATGGTACTTTTAATGTAGCCTCAATTAATGCCTCTAATATTACTGCTGGAGTTCTAGCAACTTCAAGAGGTGGTACAGGTTTAAGTTCAATTGGATCAGCAGGACAAGCTCTAGTAGTTAATACTGGTGGTAATGCTTTAGAATTTTCTACGATACAAGCGTCAGAAATAACAACTGTTGGAAATGTATTTTCAAATTATAATACAATTTCAGCAAATATAACAACAACAACTTCATCAACGAAAAATTCGTTTTTGAAAGGACTAATTAGTGTAACAGGAAATGCAGTATGGACTATTGCAGGTAATGGAACACTAGAGGTTATCTAATCATAATCAAAGGAGAAACAATATGGCTAGTAAAATAAAAGTTGACCAGATTGAGGGAAGTGCAGGTTCTTCTATAACTATCCCCTCTGGTCAAACATTAACAATAACAGATGGTTTAGCATCATCTACAATAACAAGTGGTACTTTAGCAGATGCTAGAATACCAAACTTAAATGCAAGTAAAATTACTGCTGGAACTATTGCAACAGCTAGACTTGGATCTGGCACAGCTTCATCTTCAACATTTTTAAGAGGAGATGGAACTTTTGCAGCAGCAGGTGGTGGAGTATTGCAAATTAAAACAGGATCAAGAACAACCAGTGGTTCATATAACAGTAATAGTGGTTATTCGAATTGGGGTTGTAGTGTAACAATTACACCTACTGCAAGTAATAGTAGTTTTTGGATAAATG